GCGCAGATGGGGAGCAATATGAACCGCATCCTGTCGCAAGGGATGATTGACGGGAGCGGTCCCACGGAGATTGCCAAAGAGATGGCGGACAATATCGACAACTTGACGAATACCCGGGCGCTATTGATTGCCCGGACCGAGACAATCTTCGCTCACGCTGAGGGGCAGCTCGATGCTTTCGAGCGTCTAGGGGTAACTGAGCTCGGAGTCAAAGCAGAGTGGTCTACCGCCGGAGACGACCGCGTATGCGAAGAGTGCGCAGCGATGGAGGGGAAAGTATTCGATGCGGAAGACGCTCATGGGCTAATTCCGCTCCACCCGAATTGCCGCTGCGCGTGGATACCAGCAACAGCTGAGAAAGTTGCCGAGCAAGCTCCAGTAGCTATCGATTGGCGAGATACTACCGGAGTATGGGTAGACGCTCCGAAAATCTTTGCTGGACAAGCAGAATTTATAGAAAAGGGTGAATTTATTAAGAGTCAAGAGGTAGCTATAAAGGATTTGATTGTCACGCAAGACTGGATTGGAGCTGATAAAGTTGCTGGCATCGCTGAAGATTTCAACGTGGCTAGAGCACAAGTGGACGTAGTAAAAGTCGGAGACCGGTATGTAATAAACGACGGACACCATACAGCTGCAGCGGCTGCGGTAGCGGGGCGCGATACTATCAAAGCAAGAGTCTACTGGCCGGAGTTAGAAGCTCAAGCCGAGAATGTCAATATTCGTATATTCGCCGAGCAAGCTGCGGCGAAAGAAGCAGTCAAAGAAGCTGCGCCGGCTACTTTCGAACGCTACGGAGTAGGACACCTTACAGAAGCTGCTGACAAGTTGATTGTGACGGAGGGGAAGACAGATTACCAGTTGGGAATAATACGAAGAGATTTGGGAGCTAAAGGAATACAGTTCGGCACGCCGGAGGACATAGCGAAGTTTCAAAAAGACTTTAGTATGAGTCCGGAGAAGTTCAAAAAAGTTATGCTGGCCGGAGTAGAGAAGCATGGGATTGAATTGCAAATAAGTCGGTCTGGCGAGCGTTGGTCATTTGCTGGATACCAGCCGCTAAGTATGTTTCCGGCGAGCGCTACAGAAGAAGAAATCGGCAAGATAAGCATAAGCTTCAATCGGTATTACCACCCCGTCACAAAGACGGTTGAAAATTCTTATCTAAAGCTAGGAGACGGGCTTCAGGGAGGGTCTATCTCTAAAACTCTTGCCAGCAATCAAATCAAAATATGGGACCATCTCGGTGTGGAAAGAATTGAGCTTAATGCAAATATTGACGTGGGCGGCTACGCGTGGGCGCGATACGGGTTTACTCCGGATGCTTTCGAGTGGAAGGAATTGAAAAAATATACTGGAGCTCGGTTTATTTCACAAAGTGAGTTAGCGGCGGAAAGGAGCATTAGAAGAGACGCAAATTATTTACCGAACAAGATGTCAGTATCAGATGAGACAGCGGCAGCTTTGGAAAGAATCTTCGCGTCAAAAGACCCCAAATCAATTCGTGAGCTGGCCGCGTTGAAGGAAGAAGTTATCCCGATTAAGGGATTCGGATTCGGGAAAGTATTTGTAAAGGGAGAGCCGATACCTGTTGGTAAAGCCGCTTTGTTGAATAGTAATTGGAATGGCGCTTTGAACTTAACTAATGCCGATGACTACAAAGTTTTTAGGGAGTATATCGCGCAGAAGAGATAATAAGACTATGGGCGATGAAATGTTTTATATAGAAGGCGGAGTCAAGCAAGACAAAGAAATCCATGAGGAAATCTTGGACAATCCTCGCGCTGAGCGGGCTGCAGACGAGCTGGCGGTAAAGCAAGCGATAGCGCGGGGCGTATCGAGAGAAGAAGCTGAAAGACTTTATATGGGCAAATGAGGCAGGTTACTTTAGCTTTAACCACTTTCAATCGCTTCGACTTTCTCCTCGAAGCCATCGCTCAAGTCAAAGACGACCCGCGGATTCGAGAGATTGTTATCTCTGACGACGCCAGCACCGATGGCAGCTGGGAAAAGCTGCTCGCTTACTTCGCTGGCAATCCGAATGTGCTCTTGTCGCGCAACGCGCAGAACCTCGACTGCTACCGGAACAAGAAAGAAGCTGTCGAGCGAGCTCCGAGCGACTGGGTAATTTTGTTTGACTCTGATAATATAATGGGGCCAGATTACTTGGATGCAATCTTCCACGAAATGCCTTGGGACTCGCAGACGGCTTACTTGCCAACTTACGCTGCGCCTTCGTTTGACTACCGCCACTTTGCCGGCAAGACGATTGACCGGCACAACGTGGCGAGCTATGTAGACCGCCCTTCTTTCCTTACTGCGCTCAATACGGCTAACTATTTCTTTAACCGGGACGAATACTCTCGCGTATGGGATAGTCGAGTAGACCCGCATACGGCAGATAGCCTGTTTCAGAATTACAACTGGCTTAAGGATGGCAATCGACTTTACTTTGTCCCTGGTTTGCAATACAAACATCGAGTTCACGCCGGCAGCCACTATAAAACTGAGTGCCATAAGACCGGCAATCTGGCAAAACAAATCGAACGGAAACTAAGGGAAATGAAATGAATTGGGCCGATGCAATAGTTGCGGTCGTGTTCTTAGCCACTGTTGGCTTCTTAATCTGGACAGAGAATCGATAATGGTTACGTTTCACAACGTCGGGCGCATGGGCAACTTTCTTTTTCAAGCTGCCACTGCGATGGCTTACGCTTGGAAGCACGCGCTAGATTTTACCGTGCCGAGCACGACTCGGGACGCTACTGACCATCCGATTTATCTCCAGCACCTGGTCAACCCCAAGTGGGACTCGAAGAATGCTTGGGTGAAGCTGAAAGAAAAGGGGCACAACTACTCGCCGATTGCTTTCGACGAGTATTGGCGCAGCAAGAATATTATCCTCGACGGCTACTGGCAGAGCGAAAAGTATTTCAAGGACTACCGGCGCCAGATTCTGAACGCTTTTAGTTTCAGCTGGATTCCGTTGCTCGGAACGGTATCAGTGCACGTGCGACGTGGAGACTACTTGACTGTCAAGCGTGGAGCCATGTTCAAGCACCCTCCGGTAACGAAGGAGTGGTATGAGCGGGCAATGGAACAGTTTCCCGGCGCTGAGTTTCTTTTCTTCTCTGACGATATCGAGTGGTGCAAGACTACGTTTGGCGCTCGTTCGGATTGCCGGTTCTCGGAGGGATTGGACGAAGAAAGCGACTTGGAAAAGATGTCTGGTTGCGAGCACCATATTTGCTCTGCCAGCACGTTCAGTTGGTGGGGAGCGTGGCTGAACCAGAACGTAGAAAAGCAAGTCATCATGCCGGCTCACTGGATAACTTCTGGCTGGGCGAACTTAGACACGAGCGATATCGTGCCGCCCGAGTGGGAAAGACTTGATTGATGCCAATCCCTCGTCCCAAATACTTCTTGAGCGACTACCGCAACCAGGTCTTTATCGAGACGGGGAGCCATCGCGGCAATGGAATTCAAGCGGCGCTGGACGCCGGCTTCAAATGTATTTATTCGGTAGAGCTCAACCTCTTTGACTATGGCTGGTGCGCTTGCCGGTTTGAGAAATTTGGGACTAAGGTCCATATTTACAATACAGATTCCCGCCAGTTCCTCCGGGACTTGCTGCCGCAAGTAACGACCCGCTGCACGTTTTGGCTCGACGCTCACGCTTGCGGCTCTGGTAGCGGAGATGTGGAAGATTGTCCCTTGATAGAAGAGCTGCTGCTTATCTCTCTACACGAAATCAAAGACCATACGATACTGATTGATGACGTGCGCTTGTTCGGTGGAGAGCTCCCCGCGCTGGACGAAGTAAAGATGGCTCTGGCTAGAATCAATCCAGACTTTGAAATCTCTTTCGTCAACTCTTCTGAATATATTGGTGATATTCTCGTCGCTCGCCTCCCTACTTTATGAACTTAATTGAAGAAAGTTGTATCCGCTTCGTCAACCTCGATAGCCGTTGGGACCGGCTGGACTTGATGACGAAAGCTTGCAACGAAGCTCATATCCCCGCTACTCGCGTGCGCGGGATGCTCCCGAGCGAATACAAGGGCAACCCCAAGCGAGTGGAAGTTATGCAGAACCGGACTCCTGGAGCGATAGGGTGCTGGTTTTCTCAAGTCAAAATCATGCAGGAAGCACTCAAGCAAAAGAAGCACGCTTGGGTAATGGAAGACGATTTGATATTCTGCAAAGACTTCCACTTGCGGTTGCATTATATGGAGCAGTTCTTAGCGAAGTGCAATTGGTGGGACATCTTGTGGCTGGGTGCCACTTTCCACGTCAATCCTCCATACTGGCACAAGAAAGATTTGGGTCGGGACGCAGAGACTACGGACGACCCGCGGATGATGCGGACTTACGGCGCTTTCTGCACCTACGCTTACGTCGTGCGCGACCGGAGTATTGAGCGAGTATTGCACTTGCTGGACGAGTGGCTGGACTTGAGTATGGGAATAGACTGGGCAATGATTCAAATCCAACCGCAGCTGCAAACTTTCGCTTTCGTCCCCGGTAGCGTTATTCAACGAGACAACAAGTCGGATATCGGCAAGGGGATGACTATCTTCTCTGGCTTTAGCAAGCTCGGCCCATATTGGTTCGCGCAACGTATGGAAGACTTTGACCCGACGAAATTTGAATGGCACGAAGCAAACCAAAACAAAGGAAAATTATGAATCCAAGTCCTAGTCCAAACCCTAGTCCTAGTCTCAAACCGGACGCCGGCCGGCAGTTAGCCGAGCTGCAAAACCAAATCAACGAGATGACGATGCTGACGCTCGACGTATCGCGGGTATTAAAACTGCCCGGCGACAAACACCTTCGGGAACTGCCGGAGCATGCGCGAAAAGTAATTGCCATGCTGACTCCAGAAAAAGTGGCGCAGCTGGACAAAGCGATGGCCGAGCGGGGAGCGTGAACCAGACGGCTATCTTATTATCCGGCCGGCTGGGGAGTTGGCGTAATTCGCTCCCCTCTTTGCGCGACAACTTAGCCCGGCCGAGTGAAGCGGACGTCTTTATTGTGACGTCGTGGAAAAATATGCTTCGCAAGGCTCCGTCTACTCCGCTGGTTGTCTCTTCAGCCAACCGCTTAACCTGGCACGAGAAAGGCAGGACTATCGTGCGAGAGGAGCGTCTGGTTACCAGTTCGGAAGTAATGGAGATTGCCGAGTTGCTCGGGCCGGAAGTGCTCAAGCAGATATTGTTCGTTGAGGACCAGAGCTTATCTGACCAACTGACTGTAGCGCTTAACCGGCGGAAGATGGCTGAAGCAATCAAGCTCTATCAAGCGGAGAATAGATTACGAAGACTGCCGCCGCCGTGTAGTGGGAACGACGTGCTGCCGGAAGACGCCGGGATTGGCTACGTAGTTGACCAGTATCACCGTGTGCGGACGTGCTACGAAGCCATGGAGCGGCACGAAGTCCAGCGGGGCGCTCGTTATGCTTACGTTATGCGAGCGCGGCCGGACTTCGTGGTAGACTGGTCTTGGGATATCCGGCGCTACATAGACGACTTGAATGCCCTATTTGTTTGCGGGAGCGTGCGCGGCAATATCTCATTTGACGAGATGGAATGGGCTGATGACTTTTGTTGGTTCTCTGGGCGGGAAGTAGCTGAGCGCTTGTTCCCTAATCTTAATCGGATGGGCTTGATTACGAACCGGAAGCACAATACTTACAATACCGCTCAAAAGAATGACTATGTTTTCGCTCCGGAGACTCAATTTTCTTTGCTCCTCTACGAGTTGGAGCTTCCGGTAAAGGGGTTGAAGATTATCCGCGAGGGCCAATATACTCCGGGCGGCGATGGCTATGATTATTTGAATTACCTTTTTGGCAACCGGACTGGTTTATGAGTATTCAATATCGACGTGACTTGTGGCAGCT